GATTACTTCCTTGTAACTCTTCAAGGCATATCAGGAACACCAATTGAGATTGTAAAAGTAACGGCAAGAAGTGGCGATGTATTTACTATTGTTCGTGCTCAAGAAGGTACAACTGCTTCTGCATTTAGTGGTGGTGACAAAGTAGAATTGCGTATTACTGCGGGCGAAATGAACGCTATTGAAACCGCTATTAATGCTATCAATCCCGTAGCATCAGGAGCGATATATGAAAACAGCAATACCATTACATCAAACTATACAATCACTACTGGAAAAAATGCCGTGAGTGCAGGGCCTGTAACAATTTCAACAGGCGTAACAATAACAACCCCAACTGGCTCACGCTGGGTAATCGTTTAAGGATAAATTATGGCTGGCACACTAGTCGCAAACACAATTAACACCGATACAGGTCTATTTAGCACTAATAATGCTTATAGTGGTATTGCTAAAGCATGGGTAGCTTTTACAGTAAGCGGAACCACTCCGACTATTCAAAATCAATTTAATATTTCTAGTGTCACTAGAGTAAGCACAGGTGTATATACCATTACATTTACTACAGCTATGCCAAATGCAAATTATATTGAGGTTATATGTAATGTAATTAACAATATAAATAATTATAATGTAATTGGTCTAGCAAATTATCAAGCATCAAGTCCATATTACACAGCACCAACAACTACTAGTTTTAATGCTGGATGGCAGTATAACGGAACAAGTTATGAACCTCAGTATGGTTATATTGCTGTATTTGGAAATTAAAGGATAAATCATGGCAGGAACAATCTACCTAGTAACCAATAATTTGAACGGCAAGCAATATGTCGGTCAGACTATTGTTGCTGGCAATAAGGTAGGTCATGGAACGCTAATGACAAGGGCATACCGCAAGCATGGTAAGGAAAACTTTACCTATGAAGCTATCTGCTCTGATATTGATAACAAAGCCTTTTTAAACTTTGCAGAACGCTTTTGGATTAAAGTGTTTAGCTCTAGAGTGCCAAATGGTTACAATATAGACCACGGTGGTTCTAGCAAAGATAAGGTTTCAGACGAAACTCGTAAAAAGCTAAGTATTGCAAATACTGGTAAAAAGCATACTGCAGAGTCTAAAGCCAAAATGGCTGAAGCACAGTTAAAACGACCAAAAGAAATATATGTTGTTGTTGCTGAAAAGTTAAAAGGTCGCAAACGTCCTGCACACATTGGTGAAGCTGTAAAACTAGCCCATACTGGCAAAGTAGTATCAGAAGAAACTAAAGCCAAACTATCGGCTTTTAATAAAGGAAAAATCGTGTCCCAACAAACAAGATTAAAACTATCCCTAGCTGCTAAAAAGCAATGGGCAAAGATTAAAGGAGAAGCATAATGGCGGGGATAATCTGCGCTGACACCTTGCAAGATGGTGCTGGTAATAGCACAGCAATGGATAATGCCATTTATGGTAGTGCAAAGGCTTGGGTTAGATGGAATTATCCTAGTGGCGGTCCAGTAACAATTCAAAAACAATATAATGTAAGTTCAGTAACTAGAGCATCACAAGGTAATTATTTGGTTTCTTTTACAAATGCTTTATCAGATGGTAATTATGTTCTTGTTTCATCATATTCTATTTCTGCAACAAGTGGAACAAATACTGGCGCACCACAAATTTTTAATAATGGTTCAAGTTTAACTGCACCAACAGCATCTTCATTTTATGTAAATACCCCTAACTACAATGCAACAGCAAACCTTGACCCAGCTTATGCTTGTTTTGTAGTATTTGACTAATTTAAAGGAAAAAAATAATGTCACAAGTAATCACCTCCGTAGAAAGGCTAAACGAACTGTTTAGTTACAGGGATGGTCATTTGTATTGGAAAAGTTTATCTTCGCCATTATCTAGGGCAAAAATTGGTGCAAAAGCAGGTGCTTTGGCTACTAGAGGTTATTGGAGAGTTAAAGTAGATGGTGTAACACATATGGCGCATAGAGTAATTTATGCAATGCATAACAATGGTTATTGCCCAGAATTTATTGACCATATTGATGGAAATACTGGTAATAATAAAATTGAAAATTTAAGACCAGCTACTATTACAGAAAATGCACAAAATGTTAAATTGCACAAAAATTCAACAACTGGCATTAAAAATGTAAGTTGGATGCCTTCTAAAAATAGATGGCGAGTTATGATTTCTATTAATAAAAAAAGAAAAACTTGGTTAGTAAAAGATTTGGAACTTGCTGAATTAGTTGCTATTGAGGCAAGAGATAAATATCATGGCAAGTTTGCCAATCATGGAATTTAAGGAGAAATAAAATGGCGCAGGTCATAATTTATGCGAATAGTAACAATGGAGTTTCGGTCTGTGTCCCTACAGGCGAATTGCCAATTAACGAAGTCTTAGCAAAGGATGCCCCCGCTGGTGCAATTATTGTGGATGACAGCACACTACCTCAGGGTGCTGATTCCGTTTTTTTTGACGCATGGAAGCTAAACGGCTCTACTGTTACTGTAGATTTCCCAACAGCCCAAGCCCACAAACTGCGTGACTTTAATGCTGCTGCGGTTCAAGTAGCCCAAAAGCGTCAATTAAACACATTAGCTGGTATTGAAAACACCCCAAGCGATGCAGACTTTACTACCGAATTGACTAATGGTCGTGCTGCTATTGCTGCTGCTACAACTACTGCACAACTCGTTGCAATCGCTAATCCTGTTTAAGGAAATATCATGAGTTTAGTTCTCGATGGAACAAATGGAATGACTGCACCTGTAGGTGCGGTCTATAACGGATTGCAAACTGGTACTGTCGTATCTTCTACATCAGGTACAAGCATTACTTTTACTGGTATTCCTAGTTGGGTTAAGCGTATTACTGTAATGTTTAAAGGTGTTAGTTTAAGCGGTAGTGCTAGTCCTTTAATTCAAATTGGTTCAGGAAGCACAACAACTACTGGTTATGCTTCTTTGGCACAATATTTTACAAGTTCAGGTTCAAATAATGGAAATCAAAGTTCTACATCAGGTTTTAATACCAATGTAAGAAATTCAGGTTTTGCAATGTCAGGAATGATGATTCTTACATTAATTAATAATAATACTTGGATTGAAAATCATAATGCTTATTTAAGCACAACACAATGGACAATAGGTAGTGGAAGCTCAGGTTCTTTAGGTGGAGCGTTAGATAGGGTTGTAATAACAACAGATAACGGCACAGACACTTTTACTGCTGGAACAATTAATATTATTTACGAGTAAATTATGGAAAAAATTGAAATTAATGTAGATGTCATTACTGGTAAAGTTAGTCAAACTTCACGCCCATTTACTGCCGAAGAATTAGCAACTGGACAAGCTATTGATGCAGCACAAGCACAAGCAGAACAAGCCGCTAAAGACGCAAAGGCTTCTGCACTAGCTAAACTAACAGCATTAGGACTAACACAAGCTGAAGTAACTGCACTTTTAGGATAACGATGACCGCCTCATACACACAATCTCGTAATGCCGTAATCAATGGTGCCTTGCGTGTATTAGGCGTTATTGGTGCTGGTGATACCCCCACAGACGACGACTACAATAACTGTTCTCAAGCCCTAAATCTGTATATCAAACAGTTACAAACCAAGGGAATGCCATTATGGAAAGTAGAAGACCTACAAGTTCCGATGGTAATTGGACAGAATACTTATACTTTAGGCCCAACAGGAAATGTAGTCACAACTCGTCCTTTGCGTGTGGTTATGGCGTTTATTCGTAACCCACAGAACCAAGATACCACCTTAATGGTTATCTCTCGTCAAGAGTATATGCAACAGGGTTACAAGCCTTCACAAGGCATTCCTAACCAAGTCTACTATGACCCACAGTTAACTAATGGAGTGTTATATGTTTACGACACCCCATCAGCTACGGGTTACACCATTCACCTACAGGTTCAAATGCCTGTAGATGATGTTCTGAATCCTAACGATATTCCTGACTTTCCTTCTGAATGGTTTAACTGCCTTAAGTTTGGATTGGCAGACCAGCTATCCCTTGAGTATGGAGTTCCTGCCCAAGTGCGTGCTGAACTAGCTCAACGTGCCGCTAAATTAGAAGAAGTAATGACTGATTGGAGTCAAGAAGAAGCTAGTACCGCATTCCAACCTTCTAATAGATATTACAGCTAATTATGGCAATCAGCCGTGTCCCAATGGGGCATAACATTGGTACTCGTGACGGCACCTTAAACAAAGATAGTAAGGTTGGAAACGCTATTATTGAGATTGAGAAGAAAGAATCTTCTGCAATCGTCAAGCGCCCAGGTCTACTAACTTATCAGACTCCCCCTACTACAGGTGCTGGTTTAGGTATTTTTGCAGCAGGTTCACATTTACTTAGCATTGTTAACGGAACCTTTTATGACAATAACGTTGCTAAGGGTACGGTAGATGCTACAGATGAATATGATTGGATTTATTCGGTAGATGGCACTCAAGTCTTTTTTAAGAATGAGAAACACGGATATGTTTATTTCTTAGCTTCAGGCACCATTTTAGACCTTCAAGGCACCATTACGACGCAAGGTGGTACGGTTACCAATGGGTCACCTACAGTAACATTATCTGCATCCAATGCTTCTATTCAGATTGGACAGATTGTGACAGGAGTAGGTATTCCTTCTGGCACTTATGTTTTAACTGTATTTGGAACTACATTAACTTTAAGTCAAAATGCTACATATACTGGAAGTACTACTCTTACCTTTACTACCTCTTATCCTGGGACTACTGTTTCAGGTGCTGTATTCGTAGACGGGTACTATGTCGTTGGAACTCCTGCAGGGTTGTTATACAACTCTAACGTAGAAGACCCAACCACATGGCAGGCAATTAACTACATCGGTGTAGTGTCTGATGCTGACCCTTTAATTGCTATTGGTCGGACAATTAACTACATTGTTACCTTTGGCTCACATCATATTGAATTCTTCTATGATGCAGGTACATCACCAGGTAGTCCATTTTTACCTTATCAGAATGCTGTAATTCAATTTGGTGCTGCAGCCGAAGATTCTTTGGTACAAATGGACAATACCTTAATTTGGATGTCTAGTGCCAAACAAAAAGGTTACCAAGTAATGGCTATGGCTGGACAAACTCCACAGGTCATTTCTAACCAATACATTGAGCGTATTCTGAATAACTGTAATCCAGATTATGCTTATGCCTTCAGTATTAAGATTTCAGGACATTCACTATACGTACTAACCCTGAGAGACTTAGGGTATACCCTAGTATATGACTTTGCTCAAAACGGATGGACATATTGGTCTTCTATGGAAAATAACCAAGAGACCTACTTCCTTGGTCAGTTTTATGCCAAATTTGGAACTTTAGACCTTCTACAACACGTCAATTCAGGCGTTATTTATCAGTTTGACCCTAACACGTATCAAGACTATGGAAACCCCATAAACGTGCTTGCAAGGACTCCGTTAGTCGACGGTGGTACCAATCTACGTAAATTCTGGAGAAGCGTCCAAATCGTCGGAGATAAGGTTGATTCCTATGCTCTAGTACGGTATACCTCAGACGACTACCAAACCTTCTCAAACTGGCAAAACGTTAACCTCAATACCTCTAAATCCGAAGTCCACAGACTAGGACAAGGACGTAGACGTTCATTTGACCTTTTACATCAGGACAATTGTCCGTTAAGATTAGAATACTTTGAAGTGGATGTCGAATCGGGGGATACGTGATTACCTATCAAGAAGAACGTTTACATGATTTTTTAGAAGAATTGAAACCAATTCTAAATAATCATTACGACGAATTAAGCGTAACCAAGAGTTTTAACCTAAACCCTGATTATGATAGATACCTAAAACTTGAAGATTTGGGTTCTTTTTTCATTATGACTTGCCGTTTAGATGGTCAATTAATAGGATATATTGCTTATTTTTTATATCCTCATATCCATTACAAAGACTGTATGACGGCTATGGAAGACCTTTATTATGTTGAAAAGGAACATAGACAGGGTCGAGTTGGGTTAAAATTGTTTAGCGAGTCAGAAAAAATACTAAAGGACAAGGGCGTAAATCGCATTATCCTTAGCTGTAAAACACACCAAGACCATACAAGATTGTTTGAACACTTGGGTTATCACTTTTATGAGAAACATTTTACAAAGATGTTAGGATAGATTATGAGCTTTTTAAAGAGCAAACACAGTGGATGGACGCATGAATTAAGACGTACTCCATTTGGTGGCGGAGGCGGTGGTGGATTTATTGGAGACATTGGAAGTGACATTGGTGGTGCCGTATCTGATGTTGGCAGTGCTGTTGGAAATGTTGTAAGTCAAGCTAGCGATTCTGTAAGTAATCTATTCAGCCAAGCTGGTCTTGGTGGAAGTATTGCAACACCACAAAATTTAGCGTCGCTTGCTGCTTTAGTTGGTGCTCCAGAAACTGGTGGTGCTACTTTAGCTTTAGATGCTGAGGCGGTTGCTGCTGCCGATGCTACTGCTGCTGGATTAGGATATTCTTCTGCTGCTGAAGCGATTAGTGCTGGTGCAGCTACGGCTGAAAACTTAGGACTACCTGCAGCCACTAGTATTGCTGACTTAGGTGCTGTTCAAGGTTCCGCATCTGCTGGATATTTAGGTTCTGTTGGTGGTGATATTGCAGGTGCAGGTGCTGGAAGTATTACTCCAGAAATGGTTAAAGCCGCAAACGCAACATCCGACCCAATTGGTGCTTTAGCTTCTATGACAGGTATGTCTCCTCAAGAGATTGCTGCAGCTACTGGGCAAGGTGCTCAAGCTGGAACAAGTTTAGGTGATATTTTAGGATACGCCAAAACTGGTGCTCAAATTATTGGTGGACTTGGAAAGGCTGCGGGTGGTATTGGTGCGTTGCAAGCTGGTAAAAAAGTTGGTCAATTACAAGCAGACCCATTTGCTCAATATAGACCAGGTTTAGCAGCACAACTTAATCAATTGTTGACAAGCCCACAAACCGTTACACAGACCCCAGGCTACCAATTTAATCTATCTCAAGGTTTACAAGGACTACAAGCACAACAAGCTGCACAAGGTCGTTTAGTATCAGGTGGTGCCTTGTTACAAGGCCAACAATATGGACAACAATTAGCATCTCAAACTTACCAACAACAATTGGCAAATTTAGCATCTTTATCAGGTGCTACACAATCTCCAGGAACTGGTGCTACAGCACAAGCTGGTTTATATGGTGGACAATTAGGTGGAATACTTGGTGGTGCTCAAGCAATTGCTCAAGGATTAGGGGTTGCTACAGGACAAAGCCCATTAGATTCTTTGTACGCTAATTACAACAAATCATCGCCAACGCAATAAGGAACCATTATGGCAGCAGGATTAGGCTCTGAATTATACACACTAGCAACTAGTTTTGACCCATACGGTGCTTACCGTGAAGGGCAGATGGAACCCGCTAAAGCTGATATTGAACAACAAAAATTAAGTTTGCAACAACAAGCTATGAAAGAAGCTCAACAAGAGTTGGCTCCTCAAGCTAAGCCTGGTTCTACGCCACCTTTGGCTGGTATGGCTAAAAGTATCTTGCCACCAGGAGTTGAATTGCAAACTTCTGATGGTGTACCAACATCATCTGGCATATATCAACAGCAAATGCTTAATTCTCAGCAAGACATGGCTGAAGCTCAAAAAATGATGAAGCAAGCTACTATTGCTAGAGCTATGCGTGATGATAAAACTTACGGTGATTTAGTTAATAAAGCAAAACTGTTACAAAGAGAATCAACCAACAACATGGCAAATGCCAAAAAAGAATATCAAAAATCAATAGACGATGGATTAGAATCTTTGTATTTTGCAAAACCAAGTCAATATTCTACTAACTTAAAAGATGCTTTAGATAGAACTGGTATACCTCTACCAAAGGGTATTCCGCAGACATGGTCACCTGAAGTCAAAGAAACCCTGCTTTCTAAGATGACTCCCGAAACTCGTGCAAGAGTACAAAAAGAAGAGCGTGCTCGTGAAGACCAAGAATTACAAAAACGTGCTGCTCAACGTGCTGAACACCTGCTTGTCTTAGC